TTGTAGAACCAGTCATCACGTTCTTACCAATTACAACTGTACCATTTGTAAGAACTGCAGCTGGACCTTTAACCTGATTCCAGAAGTATTCACCAGATGCTACGTCACAAGCTGGTACACCTAAAGGAATACCATCAATGTCGTTTACATCCCATACTTCTACGTTAGAACCAAGTGCTTTTTGAATACCACATTGTGATGATGTAGTAAGAGCTGTTCTAACTGAGTCATTGTCGTACAAGGTAATTGCTAGTGCAGCACCTGTACCTGCAGTTGTGTGACTTTTTATTTTGAAGGTTTGACCTTCACCAGCAGCATCATTTACATATAAGTAACCATCATCAAACTGGTTTGCTGTTACAGCAGTTGAACCACCATTTGTTAGGTTAATTACTTTGTCGCCTACTGCAGCAGCAGAAGCAACAGCAAGATCAGTATCGTGATCTGAAGCTGGTTCGGTAGCACTCATAGTAATTTTACCAGCAGTTATTGCTTCACCAGCAAGGCTGTAAAAAAACTCTCTACCATCTGGAAGAATTAGTTTTGTACCAATTCTATTTTTCTTTGTGGTGCTTACAGATTTTTCAAATCCATGGTCACCATATATTACGTTTGGAAAAGACATTTGAATACCTCTTTCTGTTTTTTCCTAGTTAGCAGGCTATCATTTTTCCTGCGATCAGTCGAAATTAAAGGCTCGTCCGATCGTTACACCTTATCGTCCAAAACAGCTTTGGCTTTATCAAGGACAGCATTACTTGTTTTAGTAACAGGTTTACTTTCCTCTTTAACCTCAACTGTTTTTTCAGGAGGACTTTTAACAAATCCACGTTTCAAGTATACATCAAGAAATGTTGCAGGCAAGTTAGGATGTTCTGCCCATATCTCACCTTCTGTTGTTTTCATCTTTTGATATAGGGTTATTTTTTTCACTCCCCCTACTGACATACTCATTGTTGCGTCTTTAGCCATAAAAGCCTCCTGAATTATTATTTATCTATTATGCTGAAGTTGTTGGATCACCAATTTCATACTGTGCGCCTGCACCTTTAGTGTCATCTACTTCAAATACTGCATAGTCTTCTGTTACTACTACTTCAAAAGCTCGCAAAGAAATATCTCTATCTCTTTCCTCTCTTCTTTCTCGTGCAGCAAGGTGTCCCATTGCAGTTCTGTCAGCAATAACTCCAATACCTGAATCAACTGAAGATACTTTCTCAATGTTACCATCTTCAAAGAAAGGTACTCCTGCAATCTTAACACCAGTATAGTAATCGCTTACTGCTGGGTTATTGAATGCGTCAGGTAGTGGGTATGTTGCTAACGTGTTACCAATGCTAGATGCAAGTTTCCAAATAGCATTTGGGTGATGTACTATAAAAAGATCTGTACCAAACTTGTTTGCTTTTGCATTTGCAATTAGAGCAGATGCGTTTGCAAGTGAAAGGTCAGCACCATCAGCACCTAGTTTTGTTCCACCATTTAGGCTTCCAAAAAGTGCAATAATGTCTGTGTCTTTCTTTCGAGCCATTGCGTCACCCATCTGGCGACCAATGATTCTAAATACATCTTCGTTGTTTTGTTGTACCAAAGTATCAGTTATGATTACTTTTAGACCTACTTCAGCTGTTGTGGCTGTAACTGTGGAGACATCAATGTCCTCACTATCAACCATATCAACACCTTCTACTAAGTCCTCAGCATCCATCTGTCCTACTTTTGGAATTGTTAATTGGAACTCACCTTTGCCTAAGTTAAATTTCTCAATCAAACCAGCCATAGGTGCATTATGCTCTTCTGTGTATCGTGCAGCAGCGAGCATTATTCTCGACATATTCTGTAAATTGCCAGAAGTCGAAGTCTGTGTGTTTCCTGCCATTTTAATTTACCTCATTAATTAGCCAAATATAGACAGTCCTAGCTTTTTAGCAGCTGTTCTTGCCATATCTGTTGTTACGTTTGGATCGCCAGAATTGTATCTGTCGATTACATCCTCTGCGTTAGTAGGTGCAACATCAGGTGATGGTGAAGAGTTAGCCATGTCTTGGGCAGGTACCACTTGTTTGTACTTTTCTTCTAATTGCTTAATTCGGTACAAACTTTTAGCGTGTTTTTCCATCATTTGAGGATCTTTTATATCCTGTAATTCTGAAAAAGGAACACCTAATTGAGCAGATAACTCGTAAGCTCGTGCAAGTCCAACTTGTCCATTGAGTTTACCTTCATTATCTTTCAATTTTTTAGCTATATTATTAGCTTCCATTTTTGCTAAATAAGCCTCCTTAGCTAATGCACTCTGCTCACTCGCCATTTGTTGAGCTTGTACATCATCTAAACCTTGATTTATGTAGCGTTGTCGTAAATCATTAGTATACTTAGCTACTTGATCATTAAGGTTATTTAGATTAGCTTGTTCCTCTGCCTTAGCACGTTCTAACTTAGCTTCTTGCACTTGATTCTCTAACTCAGCCATTCGTTTATCAGTAACAGATTGATACTTTCTAAACTCAGGTATTGATTTTAAATCTACTGCAGCGTTAGATGGTGGTTCGGATTGAGATTCCGATTGAGATTCAACCTGGATAGAGTTATCACTATTCTCTGTAGTTTCTGTAAAATCATCAACAGGTGTTGATTCCTCAGCCTCGATAGGCGTTGGAGTTTCTGTTGAAGACTCACTTAAATCTACAGGTAAATCAGTAATTTCTACCCCTGATTCTGCTCCTTCATTATTTCTTTCTGTAACCATAATATGTTTCTCCGATAACCTAACACCTGTTAGATGGTAGGCTACAATTGTTTAGGTTTCTATATAAATCATAATATATTTTTCTACTATTGTCCAAAGGTAGACAACACTTCTTTTACATCTGATGAGAAATTTATAGATTCTTCAGGAGAAAAGAGTGGTTGTACATTTAGTCTTTGATCTTCTATAAGCATTGATTGTGCCATAACAGCTTCCTTGTACCTTTTTACAAAGTTTTTATTTTTAAACTGCTTAACAAAAGCATCAGGTAGGGGGATAGGGTAAAAATTAGCTATTATATAATTGTAAAGTTTAGCATCAGTTATCTGAATATCTGTAAGCAACTGATCTATTCTCAATTCTTTTCTTCTCGAACTAATAGTATTATCAGCATTTATTTCATCTATTCGATCAAAATATTTTGACTGTCCTTGTTTCAAGTCATACATAGGATCTTCAGGGTAAACTTCGTAATCTGACTCGTATCTTTGCTTACGTTCTCCAAATTCTATTTTCCTAGCACCTTCTATATCATCCTTCATGTTGTAATATTCTCGAACAACAGAAGTAAACTTTTCATTTACTGGCATTATTGTATTAGGCAAACTTAATATTTCATTAGATTTGTTGTAAAAGTTATCAAAAGAAGTAAGTTTAAATAAAGTGTATTCACTAGGAACAAAATCACTTTGTTTGTAATAAAACATATCAATTTGATCTTGTTGAAAAGGGTATACTTCAGCATAAGACCTGCCACCAAACATTTCTGAGGCTATAACATCTCTACTTGGATTTTGTGTAACACCACCACCTACAAAAGATTCTCCTGTTAGTAATAAAGCTTGGAAACCATTTATATCTTCATTTTTAAATGATTCACGCATATCTTCTAACCATAAAAATCCAAATGCGTCTATCAACCCATCAATGTCTTCTTCTGTCAACTCATTTTTTATTGCTCTTTGAAGGTATGATTCTTTTTGAGCAGGGTTTAATCTGTTAAAATCAAGTGGTACAAATGATGTACGCAAATCTACATTTTCACCTTCAAAGTTTTTCTTTGTTATTCCAGAAATAACATCTTGTGCGCCAAAATTTAATTTACCTCTTATAAATGAAGTGATAGATTCTGAAAGTTCAGGGGTATACCTAGAACCTGTAGATGTTCTTAGGTAATAGTCTCCATCAGGATTTATATTAGCTCCTGTTGCAACAGCCATTCTAATAGCATATCTTAAGACACTTCCAAACCCAGCAGTTATATCATGTTCTATAGGTCTTTTATCTTTTCTTATTTTAGCAAAATCTGGACTTCTCCAATCAAGATCAAAATCATAACCAGTTGCTCCATTTACTAACATACCCATACTTAAATAAAATCCAGCAAGTTTTAAAACAGCAGTATTCATCTCTTTGTATATTAAATCTTTACCATTAGCATAAGCTTCTTCAGTTGCTCTTTCTTCAGGCGTTAATGCTTTATTTCGTTTTAAATCTTTAAGCTTTGCACTTTTTGTGTGCTTTCTACTAAGATATTGAACATTATTTTTTACCCAAGAATAAGGTAAATGAAGTTTAGCAGTAAAAAATCTAAACGCTAAGAATATACTATTTAGTGCAGCTACTGCAATATTACCACTAATTGCTTTCCAAAGAGGACCTCTACCTGTCAAACTATTAATAAACCCACTCATGTTTCTCATTTTGTCGTTATAAACATCAATAGGTAAGTCTTTATTAAGATGATGAGCTTTTTTATATGCTTCAAAACGCAGTTTATTCAACAATATAATGTAAGCCCTTTCTGCAGTAGAATATGGATACGCAAAGTTAAAGCCTTTGTAATTTAATTTTGAAAAAAATCTTGCTACATAATTTTCTTCTCTTTGACTCAAAGCATCTTCTGGGTTTGTAATAGCTAAATCATGTCCTCCAAATTCTTTGCTAGTAGTTGCTTGCGAGTACAAAGGATCTTCTTTTATAGATTGCATAAATTTAATAAATGTTTTTTCAGTCCACATATTTTTAAACATACTACTTGTAGCTTTGACGTATGAAACTGGATAAACAACAGCACCACCTAATCCTTGTATCATTAAACCTGATAAGTCTCCAGAAAGTTTTAATAATCTTCTAACATTCAAAATTTCTAATAAAGTTCTAACAACTATTTCTCTTGTTGTTTTTTGTCTTTGCCTTCTTGCTATTACTTCTGCTACATCTAAGCCAAATATTTTTTCTATTGCTTCTAGTTGAGACTTTTCTATCCTTGAACCAAGTCCAGTTTTATGACCTAAACTATTTCTTCCTGCCATTTGTTCCATTCCAGATTGAGCATTAATAAAATCAAAATAAGTTCCCCTTTGATCTTTGCCTCTTAACCCTTGTTGTATAACAAATATTAAAGATTTAAATTCTTCTGGATCTAAATCCAAAGTGTCAAATCCTTCAGTAACTTCTTTCCCTTGTAAGGCACCAAACAAAGCTCTTGACGCTTGTTGTATTTGTTCATCTACTGATAAATTTTTATCATTGTAAATTGATTCAAATTGTTTACGACCTATTGCAACTTTTTGAGATTTTCTTTGTTTTCTTTTTGCATCTCTCTCGCTTATTAATTTAAAAGCTTTTTCTATAGCTTCTGGTAATTTGTTTTGTATTACATCTGCTGCAATCAACCAACGAGCTTTAGGTGTAATTTCTCCTTTAATATTTATAATAGATTTATCTTTAGATCGCAAAATACTTTCTAGTGTTCTTGATCGTCCCATCAAACGATTTCTTGTTGAACCAGGACTAATAACAGATTGATCGCTTATCTTTAAATTATCTCCACGTTTAGAACGACCATCAAACAAACCAAATGATGCTTTATTAAGCAAGTCTACTCTATCAGCACCTGCTTCTAACAAAGCAGATGGAAGTTTTCTTGACGAAGCAATAAACTTTCCTGTTTGCAAAAGTTTTTGAATCATCATATTTATTGCTGCTAATACATTTTTATATACACCTAACTGATTAGCTGCAGGATTATTTTTAGATCCAAAATCTGATTTTTCAAATGTTTGTTTTTTTGTTTTATCTGATACTCTTTTGAAAAAAGTAAAATCTTCATACCCTGGAGTTTTTTTGTTTACATCACGTAGATAAGAAATGTAATTATTTTTTATTTTATTTGGGTTACCTACTAAAGATACAGTTCTTCCTGAGTTAGAAGTAAATCCATCTGTATAGGTTAAAGCATCAATGTTGGCTTGATCATACAAATCTTCCAATTGTTTATATGCTCTTCTTAAGTTTGGTTTATTTATACTTGCAGAACTAATATCTGGAAGATAATTACTTATTAAAATATTTTCTTTAGTATCAAAAAGCAATTGATTGTTACTGTAATTTTTCAACAACTCTAAAGATGCTAGATTTTTATCTGG